CGGATTCCAAGACGAAAGTCAAGGGCCGTGAATTCAACGTTCGGTTCGGTCGTACAGTCGCGGCTGCCAATCCGTCGGGGGCCTCTGAGGCCTCCTACAGCTTGGTTGTTCGCGTCCCGGGCGACGTAACTACCACGGACGTGACGGACGCAGAGGCCATCTTTAAGGCCGCTGTTGCTTCCGCTACGTTCCTTGGCGAAGTGCGCAACGGTGAACAGTAATCTACGAAAGTAGATCTATTCGCTTAGCACACTAATTAGTAGGTTTGAAATTGTACCAACAAAAACAGGGTAACATAATGTTCCCGATAGGTACAAATATTAACAGCCAGGTAAGTGAGTTCTATCATATATATGCAAGTTATTCAACAAACATATAGTTGCCTGCTAGCAGACGTTGCTCGTCTATCTGGGTTCTCTGAAATACGAGGATCTCGAAATGATACGCAATGGGCGCTTCATGAAGCTCCTAAGCTAGATAAGCATGTTTTGGGTTGCTTTGAAAAGGGCGTAAGCCCCGATCCGAGCCTCTTCCCGAAACAGCTGCGACGACTTGTAGGGCATTGTGAAAACAATGCCTATTACTACAGGTTGTTGCGGCAGCTTCTGCTGTTCTGCTATAAAGCCGAAGTTACACATGACGCCAAAGTCACCGAACAGACGTTTCAAAAGTTTTTTGAAACTAACGATTCTGTTAGGCGGTTTGGGAATGGGTTTAACAACTCCAGTCCTTACCTCCTTGACAGAGCTCGCCGACATGTTCAGTCAGTCCTTTACGGGATCGACTTCAAAGGAATAAGGCCATCTCATGGACCAGGCGCTGTGACTACATCTAAAGATGCATTCACTCACGTCTATAGTTCAATTGAGACCCTGTATCCCTACTCAGATTGGTTTCAGAGTTATTATAACTCTGAAGCCGCTGATTGGGAGTCCTTGGAACATTGTGATCACATAGAAGCAAAGCTTATAGCTGTCCCTAAAGACAGCCGTGGGCCGCGCATTATATGTGTTCACCCTGCTGAAGCCATATGGATTCAGCAAGGATTACGGAGAGCCTTGGAGCGAAATATCTCCAAGTTTCGTTCATCGTACGGTCCCTGGCCGCGAGGCCAGATCCGTTTCAATGATCAAT